CCGACGCGGAAACTTCCAGTCGGCGATCCGATCAGCGAACTCGGCGATCTTCTTCACCCCTAGGAAGCCGGTGAACACCCCAGCAGCGGTAGCCATGTTCTGCGGCAGGCCGAACCACTCAAGGACCGGAATCAGGCCCAAGGTGATCAGGGTGCAGAGCGTTGCCTCGAGCAACGCCTGGCGCCGCGTTCCACCGCCGTAGATCACCCGGGTCAGCGCGACCACAAATGACAAGCCGGCGGCGTACAGCTGCGGATAGTGCGCAGATAGCCACGCAAGCAGCGCAGCCCAAGTTTCAGGGCGTTCTGGCATTTTCATAGTCTCTGCCCCTCGCAGGGGTTCTAAAACGACGAAGCCCGCTCAGTGGCGGGCTTTCGTTCGTCGGGTGGGTTCCGGGGCGGATCAGGCGTGAAACAGCTGCAACTGCCCTTCGCGCTCGACCTCGATGATCTTCTGTTCGATGACGGGTGCCTTGATCTGCCATCGACGCAGGGTCTTGCCGGCCAGGCTGGCAATTCCTTTCCCTTGTCGGTACTCCGCCATCAGCTCGTTACGCAGGGTGGCGAAGTCCATCGAGCGCTTGAACAGTTGCTCTGCCATCCAGTTGAAGGCACGGATGTAAGCCTCTTTCCATTTGGCCGCCTCCTTGCCGGTGAAGCCCATGCACAAGAACGCAAAGCCATCTCTGGTTATGCGGAACGCTGGAGATTTCCGCCTGGCACCTTTGCCGATATCGACATCCACGATCATCTCCTCAAAATTGAGGGCATGAAATTCTGGCGAGCAATCGAGGCCGCGGATCGCCTTGATCACGTTGTCGTGCCGCTTTCCGAAACGCTCAGCCACCTTCAGCGAGGTCGTTACAACCTGGCCGTCATTGACCATCACCAGATCACGCAGGCCGGCCTCATCAAGATCAATCTCACTCATCTGATCCACTCCGCTCACCTGGAAAGAGGAGCGCAGCGGGGCGGACGGATGAGCGGACATCCACCGTTCGGCTGTACGGGCCTAGCTGCGTGTTGGCTTGCCTTGCGGCAGAAATGAAAAAGCCCAGCTCGAGGGCTGGGCTCTGAAATAGGTGCGGGTGGATAGGGGCCACTACCCCGTGCGCATCCTGCGCTCCACCTGCATTGATTGGTTATCGCAAAGGGTGAAGGCCTTGCGGGTCGGTAACCCGTCACTTTGCTTACAGCCCGATGTGGCAGGTGAGACTGCCGTCTACCGAGTTTCGACCTTCGAATGAAAAAGCCCGGCGGGAGGGGCCGGCCGGGCTTCCCGCCTCTGTCGAGGAATAGCCCAGGTGGAAACCACGGAATCGGCGGGGGCCTGATGATGCCGCGCCAGACCTGACAACGCAATAAAAAACCCGGCGCCAGGGCCGGGTTTCGAGTGCGTCACGCTGCGTTCACAGCAATTCACGCTGGTATGAAAACACCCTTAATTCCGCGCGTAAAACTATTTCTTCAAGCGCTCTCGCGGAACCGCTCCAGAGCGCTATCGACCCAGCCCACCGCCAACTTCAAAGTCTCCCTGACCTTGGCCTCGCCGATCTGGTGTTCACGCGCGATGCGCAGGGCCGGCCACTTCGCGCCGTAGTAGAGCCACACGAAGTCGCCGGCCTGCGGCGCCCTGTCGATGAGTCGAGCAATGACCCGGTCGACGGCCAAGGCCATATCATCAGTGACGTGGTAGGCCTTGGGGCTCGACATTGGCATGGCTTGGCTCATGATAGCGGCGGCCGGCGATACATACCCGGGAACCCCCATCCCATCCATGCGCCACCACCCCCACTGCTCGAGGAGATACTCGGTATCGCCCAGCAGCTTGTCCACGTAGGTTCGAGTTCTGCTCATGCCGCCCCCGGACCGTTCAGGCCAAACAGATCGCGCAGCAGCGTTTCCACCGCCGCGCCCTTCGCATTGCCGTCCAGCAACCAGAGCCGGCCATAGTCGTGAAAACCCAGAGTGCCGCGGTCGCCGTGCCAGTTGGCGATCATGACCAACAGCGCAGCCAAGGCAGCAGCACCGCCCACCTTGACCTGCGCCAGCTCCTGGCCGGCCACCTTGAGAAACTCCCGCTCCAGCCTGGTCATGACCTTGCGGGGTGCCATCGGTTGTACGTTGCTCATGCTGCTTGCTCCCGCGCGCCCTCGTAGTGGACCCAGTTCCGGGCCTTGTGAGTGCTCGCACTGAAATACTGGTTGGATGCCTTGTCGAACCACAGGTCCAAGATGCCTTCATCTCCGGTGAGGCGCTGCTTGCTGATGATCAGGCGCACATCGCTCTGGTCCTTGTAGTCGTCTCCCTTGGCCATCTCTTTGCGCTTGTTCCGCCAGACCGTGCACACGTTGTCGGCTAGGTCGGTGAGGATGGCGCCACCGCGAACGTCGAGCTTGCCCGGGGGCTTACCCTCGTCGTCAGCCTTCCGCGGGTGGGCGACCAGATGGACGTGGACGTTCATCTCGTGAGCGAACCCCACCAACGCCTCCATGGCCTGCTTCTGGCCGTTGTAGTCATCCTCGGCCATGCCGAGCTTCGCCAGGCTGTCGACGATGAAGTGGTTCACCCCGTACCGGCGCGCGGCATACCGAAAGTCCTCGAGCATTTCGCCCGTCTTCGCGGTGCCCAACTGGTCGTAGATCCATAGCTTGCCGTCGAGCCAGTCGAGAATCGCGTCGATGTAGCCCCTCGAAGGACAAGACATCCCGGAGGCCTGCCGGACCATCCGCTGAAGCGTTCGCCGCGCCGGCATCTCCATCGAGGCGATGCAGAACCGGTCTTGGCTGCCCTTGCGGTTCATGCCGTGGAAGGCCAGGTAGTTCAGCAACTGCGACTTCCCGTGTCCGCTCCAGCCGGTCCAGATCGTGACCTCCGAGGGCCGGAAGCGGATCTTGTTGGCGTAGGCGCTCCAGGGCAGCTCCATGCCGATAGTTTCCGGGTTCTGGTCGTAGAACTCAGCCTTGACCTCCTCCGAGTAGGAGCTCACCGACTTCAGGCGCTCCGGGTCGAAGTTCTTCGCCTTGGCGTAGCACTCCGCAATGTCGTCGGCGCTGTAGTACAGGGCATCCAGGGCTTCGTTGAAGTCCTTGCAACCCAGTTTCACCAGGCGACACCGATCACGCCCAAGGCGCCGAACGATCTCCTCGGTCGCCTGGTGGCCAGGTTCGTCGTCGTCAAGGCACAGGTAGATCACGTCGAAGCGCTGCAGGTTGTCGAACTCGTACTCGATCCAGCGTTGCTTGCCGTCCTTGCCGCCACCGAAGGGCACTGACAGCGCCGGGCGCCCGTACTGCCAGGCGGTCATCGCGTCGATCTCGCCCTCGGTTATCGTCACCTCCCGGATACCGTCCGGGATGGCCTGCCAGCCGAACAGGCAAGGTTCGGTATCCGACGACGTGGTGATTTTCTTCTTGCCGCCAGGACGTTCCACGCCGAGTTTCTTCCAGTGGATCAGCGAGCCATTGCGCAGGTACGGAAACACGATGTTCTGCCCGTCCTCGGCGATCTTGAACGCCTTGATGGTCTCCTCGGTCAGTCCACGGCCCTTCAGGTACGCCATCACCACCGAGTCCACCTTCGGCGTCGAGCACCTTGGCTTGTCCGGTCGCTGGTATGACTTCCGGCTCTCGACCGGCCGGATGAGCTTGGGCTCCTGCACGCCGAGGTAGCCCCTCGCTTCGCTCAGCGCCGTCGCCATGTCGCAGTTGCGCGCCAGCCGCCAGAGGTCCAGCAGGTCGCCAGACTCACCGGTGGCGAAGTCGCACCACACGCCAGCCTTCTCGCCGACGAGGTGAACCCCCAGACTCTTGCCCTTCTCGCCCGATGCATCGCCAGCACGCCACTCGGCGCCCTCCCGCTTGCCGCCAGGCAGCAGGTGCCGTGCAACATCGGCAGCGCGATCAGCGAGGCGCTTGGAAATATCCGACGGGGTCAGCATGCGCCCTCCCCGTCCGGCAAACGCTCAAGGGTGCTGAAGTCGTGGGTCCGAGTGGACAGCACCGTGTCCGTCATCTGCGGGTGCCAGAACTCGTGATCCTCGAGCTGGTAGCCCCTGGGCGGGATGAACGGGTAGCGCTTGCTGCCCACCGCCGGCTTCCGCGGAGTTGCAGATGGTGCGCTCTCCTTGCGCACCCAGTTGCGCCAGGTCGCCAGCCAATCGACCTTCGTGGCCCCCTTGCCGGCAGCCGAGCACCAGTAGTCCCTGAAGCCCTCCCCAACCTTACGCATGTCCGCCTCGCTGAACTCCGGGCGCTCAGTCAGCGCCCAATCCAGCCAGTCATCCGGCAAGGCCCAGTCTTCCGGCAAGCGGGAAGCACGCTTGGGCTTTTCCGTCGGTTGATCATCCCCGGCCTCAGGGGAAGGGCGACGCTGTTGCGGCGCCTGCTCTTGATCTTTTAAATATCCCTCTCCCTGTCCCTCTCCCTGTCCCTCTCTTAGCCGTAGCGGTTGCGTTTCAGGTGACGGGCCTGAAACGCGTACAGGTGCGTTACTGGAAACGCCTCGGTGAATGTTCAGTTCTGCGTCTTGCAACGCGGCTCGAAGCGTTTCCATCGGCGTGTTGTGGGGGTAGGTGAACCCGAGTTCACGCAACTGATCGCGCAGCCGCTTGTGCTCTTCGCGGTGCCGGCGAAGACGCTCAGTTTCGTTGCCCCTGCGCTCGCGATAGGCAACACGCTCCTCCCATGCCGCAAGGGCTTTTTCGGCGATGACAGGGTGATACAGGCGATCGTCGCTACACAGTTGCCACCCGCGCAGCGCCATGCCCTTCACCTTCCGCCAACGCGCACCGGCCCCTGAAAGATGAGCGAGCACCCGATCATCGTTCGGAAGCGAAGCGGCCGGGACCTGCAGCCAGGCTTTGCACCACAGGGAAAGCGCTGCTTTGAACTCGTCGCCGCTGGTGAGCGCGAACAAGTCACTGTCGAGCAACCGGACAACATCGAGCGGCATGAACGGAAGGCCGCGCAAGTCGACCTCCACCGGCACCAGCGGAGCGGCTGGCACTGCATCACTCATATATCGAGCTCCTCGGTAACGCGCTTCACGAAGTCGTCGTATCCCTCGGCCATGAGGAATCCTTGATCTTCAAGCGCACCGCGGCATGCCTTGGCGTGGCCATAAAGAACCCAACGCTCACGCTCAGGTAGTTCGCGGAATTGACGGTAGGACGGCCAGGGCCCGGCGATCACCGGGCGGCCGTTGGGGCTGGTGGTGATCCGGCCCGGTTTCGGTTGTGTGGTCATTGGATGGTCTCCCCGGTGTACTTGGCCTGCGTGAACCGGCCGTCCCAGGTGGCTTTCATGACCAGCTTTTGCTGCATGTAGAGTTGGTGCAGGCGATGGGCGCCGGCCAGCAGCAACTGCAGGTCGTACTTGATGAAGGAGTCACCGCCCTCGGGGGCGATCTTGCGCGGGCGCTCGGTGAGGTACTTGTCGCGGACACGGCTGGCGACGCGATACCGCGGTGCGCCCTCCTCTTCGCGCTGCTCATTGAAGAGCCAGCCGAGTTGGCACAGGGTGCTGTTTACCTTGGCGCAGTTCACCCCGTTCAGGCGCTTGCAGAACTGAGTAGGCGTCTCGCCTACCATGAACAGCGATTCAAGGCTGGAGATGGTCTCGGCCTGGTGCTGATTCTCCAGTTGCAGGACGGCGTTCTGTTCCTCCAGGTCAGCAGCCAGCCGCAGGGCCTCGGCTCGGGTACGCGGGATCTGGTAATCGCGACCGGTACGCTCAGCCTCAAGCTGCTGCCAGCGGTCGATCACTCGGGCACGATGCTCATCGCTGTAACCAGCAACGACCAGGTGAGTATCCCTCTCGATCAGGTCATACACAGCGATCGGACGGCCACCGGTGGACTCCCGGCGAGTTTTACGACTTGATCGTAAAAGACCCTTGTCGAAGAGACGTTCGATGGTCGTGACAACGTCGTTGTGGCGAGCCTCGACAAGATCCGCGATCTCCCGGCTGGTCATGGTGGCGGCCTGGCCGCCGAAGCCGGTCAGATCAGTCATGGCCGCTCCTCCCGGTAATGCCAGACAGAAGCCCGGCGAGGTCGGCGCGTGCTCGCTTGGCGTCGTGGTCCAAACGATCCGGGGTGGCGTATTCCGGCGCGTACTCGCCACGGCCTACCCAGCAACGGTTGCCGGGGTAGCGGTCGTTCAGCAGATCGGCGCCGCGCTGGGCCTCTTCCTCGGTCGAGAACGGAGCGACCATCTGGGCTATCGCAATCCCACCCTTCTGAACGGCCGGTGTGGAGATGAACCAGAACAGAACTCCATCGCCTGAAGACGCACGCTGAAACGTGTCGCCGGTATCGAAGCTGCCAGGGTTCACAGGTCACGCTCCCGATAGGCGGCGCCGATCTGCTGGTTGTAGCGGTAGAGAAAATTCCCGGTGCACAAGATGATCCGCTCGATCAGGTCATGAATCTCCGTCACAACGGGGTGCCCTCCACCACCTAGGGCAGGTACGACCGAGTCCATCAGCAGAGCCCGAAGTTGCGTCATATCGCTCCGAGCGTGGTTGAATAGATCGAACTCATTACGACTGAGCTCGACCCGCTCCATCACCTCCCCGTCGACAGGAAGCGGAGGACGAGAGGCCTGTGCCTTCGAGAGATCAGACATGACCACCTCCCAGCGCGTCCTTAACCTCGCGCTCACGGGCTCTCCATTCGAGGTAGCTCTCGCGATCAGTCCTTTCGACATCCTCGCGGAGCCCAGGGACCAACTCGAACAGGATGCTGTCGACCTGCTTGCGATGTGCGCTGATCTCGTCCGCCTGCTGCGAAGTGCCATCGATGGCGCGCTCGGCCCACTCGGGGAGTTGCCTTTGTAGCCGCATTTCGTTGAGGATCGTCCAGAGGTGCGAGGTCAGGTCGCGCTCTGCCCGAATACCCTGGCGGAGCATGGTGATTGAGGCGCTCATTGCTTCCGCTCCTTCTGCCGATCGATTCGAGCAGAACAGACCTGTTCGAACTCCGCCAACTGGAAGATGGCACCGCCAACCTCCTCCAAGAACCATCCGAGACGCTCGGCGGTCTCCTGATCGAGCTCGCCTTCTGCACTGGTAAGCGCCAGCAGTTTCCCGACTGCGGCGACACCAAGCGCCATGTTCTGAGCCGCATGGCGAGCCGTACCACGATCCAACTTGATGGAGCGGATCTGCTTATCGGTCAGAACTTCATCGGGGACCGGGGAGCACTGATTGCTGAGCAGCGTCGAGAGGTTCATTGCTGGCCCTCCTCACGCAGGGAGTCGAGCGCGGCGTCAACCAAGTCGCCAGCCATCTCTGCAGCAATCTCCAAGGCATACAAGCACGCGTGCTCTTCATCGGAGGTGGTCAGTGCTCCGAGAATGCTAGAAACACTTAGCGTCAGCGCGATCGCCTCGCTCAACGCCTCTTCGACCGTCGTGGTCGGGTTAATCGCTGCGAATCTCCGCGGCGGAAGCTGAGATATCGGAGCCTTCAGTGCAGACGACTGGGGCTTGTTCCAGACCGCGCTCATACTTCACCGCCTTCGTGTCGCGACACGCTTTCAGGATTTCCGGATTGGGTCGCGACACGCTCCAGTTCGAACAATTCTGCGTCGGCCTGTTTCATATCATCCTCAAGGTTCCCGCCAACGAACTCGGCCTGACCGAGTCCTATCGTGCAGATATCCTTGAGGTAACTGCTGCACTGCTCATCTCTACGGACCAGTGCAAGGATGGCGCGCAGCCCCTTGATGGTCTCAACACCGGCCTCAAGGCCATCCAGCAGGTCTGATGCGAGTTGATGAGCAGAGCGCGGGGGTTGCGCGATTTGGGTTATCTGTTGCATGATGATTTCGCCCTCTTCAAGGCAAATTGATATCCAGGCAGTCGCGTCAACGACTACCAACTGAACCCCACCCGGCCAGGTGGGGTTTTTTGTGGCCCTGCGAAAAGTCAGCCGGGCCGCAAAGTGGCGCCAGGACACTCCGTGCTATCGTTTTGATTCCACACAGAACGGCCACGGAGGCCTGGCATGACTGATGCTGCTGAAGAAAGAATCCCGACCATCGATTTACAGTCCCTCCTAGACACGCTTAACGCGCTGCCCAAAGACACCCGCGTAGGCTTCAGCGGCCTGACCTTCTACCGCGTCAAGTGGCGAGGCCAGACGATGGTGAATATCGAGTTCAGCGAGCATGTTCATCGGAACTCGAAAGGTGAGGTTGTTGTTGAAGCTCCTGGGCCAGAGAACTGATCTCCCCAATCGCTTCATCAAGTGGCATCGGGCGGTAGGTCGAATCGTGCCTTCCGCCCATCCAGCCAGAAATGACGACGAGGCCATCCTCGCGAAGCTCAAGAACGATCGAAGGCCGGATGGCACGGCGGAGCTCGGTAGCCTGCTGCAACATGATCTGAGCATTCCGCTCCAGGTCATCCGCCAGCAGCAAATTCATTCCAAGGTCAACGCTCAGATCACGCTGAACATCCAGCCCGAGGAAGCGAGCCATCTTCGAAAGGAAAGTCACGGCGCCACCTCGGCACTGGATGCCTGAACAGCGGTATCAGCGCACTGCCGGATGTGGGAATCGGACGGCAGAATGGGCTCAAGGTCGGCGGAGCTTGCGGTCTTCTCAAGACTCTCGGCCAACTCAATGATCAAAGCGCCGGTGGAAAACCGGATATCCTTACCATGCGATGCCCTATTGATGGTGGATTGGCTCGATCCAACGGCTTTTGCAATTGCCTTTTGCGAGAGGCCAACTGAGCCAAGCCTCGCCAAAGCTTCGGGAATATTCATCCTGCACGACCCTATTCATCTATGCATTGACAAACATACACAAACGAATAGGGCATCGCAATACAATCTCTCATCGTCTTACAAGGGGTGACTTTCGCCATGACGCTCGCGGAGCGGCTCAGAGAGCTAATGTCAGAAAAAGGATGGTCTGAAACCGAGCTAAGCCGGCGCGCTCATGTGCCGCAGCCAACAGTTCACCGCATTGCTAGAGGTGACACCGGTCAGCCAAGAAGGGAGACCGTCACCCGCTTAGCAAAGGCGCTGGGGGTCTCGGCAGAGTGGCTTTGGTCGGGAAGCATTCCATTTACGCCAAGCGAGCAAGAAATTCTTGAAGAGAACGAACTGCGGGAACTAGATATTGAGGATAAAGAGCGCCAAGAGCTTGAGAATGAAGACCTTGAAGATTTTGATCCGCGCCAGACTGAGCTCCAGCTGAAACTGACAGACAGCAATGGCCTTCGACGCGGTTATTCAATAAGGCCTTGCATTGCTCTGGAGGGGAGCAGGCATAAGCCAAGCAGCCTCCAGCAGCTTCTGCTTAAGGTGCTCTCGGATGACCTGGGTGATCTCTTTAGCGCAGCGCAACGAAGCCGCCTAGTGAAGATCACGCTTGAGTTCGAAGACCCACTCACCCATTCAGAAAAGGTAGAGCGGATTCTCAAGATTCGAAGGCGATAGCCACCGGATACCTATCAAGCCCGCATTGCGGGCTTTTTTTTCTCTCGAAAAATTCAATAATGCATTGACATGAAATTCATATATGAATACATTGAATTGCACACACGGGAGACAGCAATGCATCCACAAACCATCACCGCACACGGTTTCACCGGCTTCCTCGGCAAGGGCCTGTCCTTGCGTGAGCTTCAGTGCGTCCTGGGCATCGCTGCGGGTCGTACCAGCAAGGAGTTGGCCCGCGACCTGGGCATGCAGCCGGGCACGGTGGGTAAGCGCGTCTTGGCGGCGACCACCAAACTCGGGGTAACCCGACGTGCCGCCCTGGTAGCTGAAGCCATGCGCCGCGGGCTTATCTCGCCCGCCGTGATCGCCCTTGCCTTCCTCGTCGCCGGTCAGCCACTGCTCAACGATGACCACATGATGCGCAGCCGCCGTGGCGGCGAAAGGAAGATCGAAACTCGTCTGACTGCTCGCCGCGATGGCGTGGCCTGGGTGGCGTGATCATGGCCTGGGACAGAAACGATCCTCTCAACATCCTGGCGCTGCAGCTCGACGGTGAACTGCGCGCAGCGGCCGACTTTTGCCATGGCTACAACGGGCCGGCACAGCGCGCTTTCGCCCGGCACATCCAGGGCCTGGGCAAGACGCTCGACGAGCTTACCGTGGCAGACCTGAAGGCGGCGGCCGCATTTGCGGACGCAGAACTGAACGACCTGCAACAGAGAGGGCTGATCTGACGCAGCGGCGAGCGCTTCAGGTGGAGTGCTGTCCGGTGCGAAGGCATCACGTGGCTTGGCCGGGTTTGGCCTGGCGTGGCAGAGAACGGCTTGGCTTGGCGTGGCAGGGGCTGGAAACCCAGCGTACAGCCGCTTCGACTGAGGCGGTTGTGCGGTGGATACCGGCAGATGGGTAAAACCGGCAAATCGCCGGTTTGAATCGCGGAGAACGAGATGAACTTGACCCTTGTTCACAGTCGGGACTATGCTCGGCCCGTCACTGCAAATTCAGTGGCCGGGTTTGGCGACCCGACAGGCTATGGCGCGACAGCGCCAACCCAACATCAGGCGCTTTTTTTGTGCCTGCCGTTTGGGCGTGCACCGGCTACCCGGTGTCTCTCTATGGCAGATCGCGTGGGGAGACCTTCGGGTCTGCCGGGTTCCATAGCCCCGGTTCGCCAACCCCGCGCGGTCTGCCACCCTATTCCGTTTGGCGACGGTCGGTGGCAGCTCCCTAATCAGCTATGGAGTTCCCCCACAATGGCAAGCCCTACCCAAGTTGCGCCCGAAGCATTCGACCTGGCCACCAAGGCCTACGATTCCATCGAGCTCGCCGTCAGCACCCTCTACGACCTGTCCGCCATCTTCCGGGCGATCTACCAGGCCGAACAGTTCCCGTCCCACAACAAGCGCCTGGCCGGTGTTGGCCAGTATTTGGCCGACGACTGGGGAAGTCTGCTCGATGGCCAGGTAGGCGAGTTGAAAGCAATGCTCGAAGCCACTCGCGAAAGGAGGGCTGCAGCATGAGCCTGATCACCACAACCAACGCCGTCACCATGTCGAGCCGCGAGATTGCCGAATTGACTGGAAAGCGCCATGACAACGTCATTGCCGATATTCGCAAGATGCTCCTTGAGCTCGGATATCAGATCGACGCCGACGGAAGATCTCCTGACTTTTCAGGAGATGTCCCGGACGCTTATGGGCGGCTCCAGCATTGCTTCAATCTGCCCCGCCGCGAGGTCGAAATCCTCCTGACGGGCTACAGCATTCCGCTCCGCGCGAAATGCCTGGATCGACTGCACGAGTTGGAGGCACGGGCCAAGCAAACGCTCCCGGCCCTCCCCGGTGACTACATCCAGGCACTGGAGCACCTACTGGAATCCAAGCGCTCTGAGCAGAAGGCCATCGAAGAGCGCGACCACGCCATCGCCACCAAGGCAGAGATCGGCTCCCGGCGAGAGGCCACTGCAATGGCATCGGCTTCCGCCGCCGTCCGCGAGGCACGTCGTCTTGCAGATGAACTCGGGCGTGGTACCCGGCAGGCGACGGTCAAGGCAGTAGAGAACCTCACCAAGACTCAATTCGACCCGCAGGCCTGGCGCAAATTGCGTGCATGGTGCGATTCCCACGGAGTCCAGCCCAACTATGTCGAAGACCCTCTCTATGGCCGTGTCCGGGCGTGGCCTGCGGATGCCTGGAAGGAGGTGTACGACATCGACTTGGACGGACTGTTCGGTTATCACCAACACCGGATCACCGAAGGGGGTGCAAGTTCGGCATGCCCCTGACGCACCAATAAACCCATAACCCAACCGATTTTGGCAAAGCCACAAATGCCGGCGGGCCCTTGCTCGCCCTGGAGAAACTATGAAACGAGCAGCCGTTGTAACCGAACTGCCGGCCAGCACCAGCCGGGACATGGACAAGTTCGTTGTCCGACTGCCGGACGGACTGAGGGCCGAGGTCGAAGCCGAGGCCAAGCGAGACGAGCGCAGCATGAACAGCGTGGTCATCATCGCCCTGCGCGAGTACCTGCATGGCCAGCGCCGAAAGCATGCGCTCCTCGATGCTCTGACCGCTGCCGCCGGAGATCGCTGATCATGAAGCAAGCACTCATCGGCACCGCGATCAGCCTGCCGCTCAGCGCGTGCCTGTACTTCAGTCAGGGGTCGATCCACCAGTTCGCCTTCTATGTGTCGGCGGCACTAAACGTCCTCTGCTGGCTGCTGATATTCGCCGGCGGCATCAAGGGGCAAGGAGCCGCGAACCTGCTCGCCCGCCCTTGGCTCTCCATCCCTACCGGCGCTCTACACGTGGCAGCCCTGGCCCTCACGGATCACCCCGCACTCGCGGCTTTGAGCCTGCTGGTGCAAATGGCTTGCTACGCCCTCGCCTACCAGGCAGTGCGCAGCGCCGAGCAAGGGGGTGACCTATGACCCATGCCCTGTTTAAACAGATCGATCTGACCGCCAAGCTCGGCCAGGACGGCAGCTCGCTCCAAGCCCTGAACGCGCTGCGCGTCATCCGGGAAACAGTAGCGAAACACCTGGCCGGCGCCGAGGCTGCAGAAGAGCATCCGCTCGAGCGAGCCCTCCTGGCGCTCCGCACCATCGCCGAGTTCCCCTGTCCCGATCAGGACAACATGCCGGCGGCGAACATGCGACAGATCGCGCTGGCGGCGCTGAGCGGGGCTGGAGCGAGTTCAGTGCCGGGCAACCCTGCCGGCGAACCTGTTTCCGGACCGGGTAATGCCGGCGAGCAACCCCACCCCGCGCCGGGATCGGGCGACAGCAAACTGGCCGAAAGCCTCCAAACTCTGGTGCGCTGGCTTGATCGCGTGGCAATCGAGGACGGCTATGTCGGCGTGCCAGTGATTGAAGCCGTCGAGGTGGTGGTCAATGAGATGAGGCGCCTGCAGGCGGAAGTCGCAGACTGGCAAGAAGCCGCCGGGAGATCTCGTTCCGATGTCGTGGCGTACATCGCGGAGCGCGCAAAGCTGCTGGAAGAGCGAGATAGCCAGCAACGCCTCGCCACCAAGGCTATGGAGGAAGTCGCAGCACTGCGGTCGGAACTTCAATCTCAGCGAGAGCGCAACACCGAGCTGATCTTCAAGCTCGGTAGCGCAACGAACGGCTGGGGGCGCTGCGAAAAAGAGCGAGACGCCGCTCTGGCCAGGGTCGCTGAATACGAAGCCCAGGCTCAGTACAGCGTGCCGGAAGAGTTCATCGGGCGCCTGTCTGAATTCCTCGCGCAGCGCGGCGCTACCGGGAAAGCTCTGCTCCGAGAACTGCGCGCCATGCTCGCCGCCGAACCGACCAGTTCGGCATCCCCGTCGTGCAAATGGACCGAAAGCAGCGGCATCTGGGAAACAGGTTGCGGCCAGACCTGGGGCTTCGTTGAGGACGGACCAGCAGAGAACGGCGCGCTGTTCTGTCACCACTGCGGCGGGCGCCTGGTCCTCATCAGGAGCGACGACCAGGAAGATGACGGTGAGCCGTTCCCGGACTGCATGGAAAACGCGCCAGCGTCTGGATGTGAAGCATGAGAAAAGCACTGACCGCTATCGCACTCGTCGCGCTGTTTGGCCTGGCTGCTGTTGCCGCCGGCGCCGCGCTCCAGCCGTTCAAGACCCTGTTCATCTGGGAGGTATGCCAGTGATGAGAGGCTCCGACATTCCACCACCACCAGGGTATCGCCCTACCCCGCTCGCTACCCTTGGCCAACAGTTGGTCCGCCTGGGCCAGGCGATGCAGAACCCCAACACCAAGCTCGGCGAGTTGACCGAACTGGTCCAGGCCTGCGGCGTCGACCTGCGGATCTGCGACACGGACAAGGGGCGCCAGCCATGATCGGAACACTATTCCTCTGCATCGTCTGGTGCGTGGGTGGCCTCTACGTCGGATTCGTGCTCGGCTCGCTGCGGACTGCGAAGAATTACACCAGCGAGATCCATCGCCTTCAAGAACAGCTCTGCAAGGAACGTCTACTCCATAGGATGGGCGTGGACAAGGAGCCGCCATCATGCTGATGACCTACGAGAACCTGGAGCGTCTGCTCAACATCTGGGACAAGCCAGACCTCTCCGCGCTCACTCGCCTACTGGTCGCGCGGCGCATGGCCAGACAGTACCAGCTCGGCTGGGAGGCAGACAGGACCAGCGCTGACCGAAAGATCAAGGAAGCAAGGAAGGGCCTTCCATTCACCAGATCCCGGTTGGAACAAGCGAAAGAGTTCCGGAAGACATCCAGCGGTTACCACGAGAAGGCCCAAGCCACCCTTGGCGCCTGGCTGCTGCAGGCCGAGAGGTGGATCGAGAGAGAGATTGGAGTTGATCGCATCTGCGATGCCCTGGGCGTCAACCCGGTCCATCGCGCCGCCATACAAGGCGGCAAGCCTGGGCAGATGCTCAACCACATCGCCTTCGTCGAGGGCCTTGAGGATAGCTCGAGCGCTTTCAGCGGAAGGCGAGAGGCGGACCTGAAGGACGGCCCGCTATTCAACTGCATCATCGCCGAGATGCTGCGATTCGCAGAGGAAAACCCCGAGGCTTTGCCCGACCCGTTCGCACCCGGCGGGCCGCTTTACGGCGTGCCCCAGACTGTGATCCACAACGACGGCACGATCGAGACGAGGCGGGCCGCCCTGACGCTGCATTGCCGAGACGGATCGATGCGCGTGATCGAACGGAAACCGGAGGTAGGGCGTGAGTAGGCAGATGACCGCGCGCCGGCTGACCCGGGCCGAGATGAACCACCTGCGCCGCCTGATCGGTTGGGTTCGTTGCGAAGTAGGAGCAGAGCCAGAGGAAGTCGTCGCCGCTGCCAAAGAGGCTCTCGACCACTTCCAATGCGTGACGGAGGACGGCAAGCAGCGGCTGCTCGAGCACTACCAAAAGTCAGTAGCCGTACCGAATTACATCCGCGCTGCGCTCAAGGCCCTGGAGAAGGTGTGCCTGGAAGAACCGGCCGAGGTGGTTGACGGTGAGTTGGTTGCCCGCAGGCGGCACGAAGCACCGCAACGCCTGGCCGTAGCGCGCAACGAAGAGGAGATAGGGAATGGGAAGCTCGATTAGCCCCGTATCCGAGTTCCTGTCCGAAGAGGAAGTCGCCGAGTTGACTGGGCGCAAGTACCCGAGCCAGCAGATCGAGTGGCTGAACAGGTACGGCTGGAAGTACGCCGTGACCGCGGCGAACCGCCCGATAGTTGGGCGCGTATATGCCCGCCTGAAGCTGGCCGGAGTGAAGCCGACGATGGAAGCAACCGAGAAGTGGAGCCTGGACCTGTCCAGGGTTAGATGATGAGACCGCGGAGCAACAAGAACCGGGGCCTTCCGCCTCGCATGATCAAGCGTACCCGGACAATGAAGTCAGGAAAGGTCTGGGTCGGCTACTACTACGACGGGCGGGATGCTGAGGGGAGGCGCAGGGAGATCCCGCTGGGCACGGACTTGGATGAGGCTCGGGAGAAGTGGGCGAAGCTGGAGAGAAAGGCCGTGCCGCCAACCACTCGGACCGTCGGCGATCTGTTACGCAGGTTCGAGCGGGACGTGGTTCCGACGAAGGCGCCGAAGACCCAGAAAGAGTATTCGAAGATGATCCGCCAACTGCTGGGCGCCTTTGACGAAGCCCCGGTAGAGGACATTACGCCGAGCACCATCGCCCAGTACCGAGACGCCAGGACGGCCAAGGTGCGAGCGAATAGAGAGATCACCCTGCTTTCCTTCGCCTACAACATGGCCAGGGAGTGGGGCATCACCAGCATGGAAAACCCCTGTCGCGGGGTGAAGAAGAACAAGGAGCAGCCGCGCGATGTGTACGTCACGGACGAGGTGTGGAAGGCGCTCTACGAGAAAGCGCCGGACGATCTGCGGGTGACGATGGACCTCGCGTACTTGACAGGCCAGCGTCCGGCTGACGTGAGGAAACTGCGCAAGAGCGACGTTTCCGGGGACTACCTGCTGGTCGGGCAGAACAAGACGTCGCGCAAGCTCCGGATACGGCTCCGCCGCACCGACGGGCAGATGACGCAGCTCGGCCGCCTGATCGAGTCGATCACCTCCGACTCTCCGGCGCTGGTCACCAACGAGAAGGGCCAGCCGATGACAGAGAAGATGCTTCGCACCAGGTTCGATACCGCACGTAAGGCTGCGGCCGAGGAGGCGATCAAGGCGGGTGACCAAGACTTGGCCAGGGAGATCATGCAGTTCCAGTTCCGGGACATTCGCCCCAAGGCGGCCTCCGATATCGAGAGCCTGGCCGACGCCTCAGACCTGCTCGGACACACGACTCAAGAGATCACGAAACGCGTCTACCGTCGGATCGGGAAGGCCGTGAACCCCGTTAGATAGGCATGAATTGCGGAAACGAATACAAAATTTGCGGAAGCGATCAGCCTTAAGCTACTGATGCACATAGAAAATCAAACATAAGGCAGAAGATCACCGGACCGCCGCCTCGGGCGGTTCGGGAATGCAGCGACGCATCTACCGCCTCAATGAGGGAGCAGATAGGCGTAATAGCGCTTGAAGGTCAGGGCTGCACGATTCATGCGCGGCACTCTACGCGCCTGTGCCGGGCTGTCAAGGCTGGAAAGCGCCTCGACACGTACCGAGGCACTTCCTCGCAACAGAAGTGCAGCCTGGGAAAGTTTGCCCGCCAGTTATCCGCACAAATTTATGACGCCGGTTTCTCTACTTTGAAAAACAACGCCCGGCCGGACGTGTACTTCAATAACTCGACCGGAAGAAACCTATCAGCAAGGCAGTTGAATTTTTTCCGAAAGCAATAATTCGATACTTTTCTGGATTGGCGCATCATCTCGTAAAAATAGCGAACCGCTTCCCAGCACCCACGAATATCAATGGATCAGCAATATCCAGATGCTTATCGCGGCATTCGAAAAAACATCGACCAATTCCACTGACAAAATATCGGCGTCATTTGCCTAACATGGATATTCCAAGTTCACCCTATCAACTTCCCAGATTGACACTCTCGCCGGCAGATCAGTAATTTTCAGCGACCAGCCGGCAAAGTACTTTTCCAGAGCGGCTGGCAACCGATAGTCACTCTATCTTCGCAAACCGATGTTTATGCGAGAGGGCCGGCTATCGCTCAAAACTTGATTGATGAAGGAATAGCGCCATGCAACTCGCCACACTTCAGGAACTGAGCTTCGATGAAATCGACCAGGTATCGGGCGCCGGACTCTTCAGCTTCGTCGGCGATGCCATCGTCGATGTGGTCAAGGTGTCCAACGACCTGCTCAACACATCGGTCATCTCTTCGGTCGGCAAGGTGTTCAACGCCGTCGGCCTGACCCCCATCCATCAACTGGCCGACACCCTCGGCTACGGCGTGTTCAAGGGCGTCGCCGCGGTCGGCGGCCTGCTCGGCGGCGATACCAGCCGTATCGATTACCACTACGACACCGAGTGGACCTGATCCCAGGACCTCGGCCCGCTCCCGTCGCGGAGCGGGCCTCCCCCGTCGCCGGAGGCCTGGGCGCCCCCGGCGGCGACCAAGGACCCGGCAACCGGGAAGGGGCGACCAGCGCCCCGATCAGGAGAACCGCCATGCACGACCCCATCCAGCAAGCCGACGCCTTCGTCGACGATCCCGACCAGGAGTCCGGCGGGCTGTCGCGCCGCAGCTTCCTCGGCAAGAGTGCCACGCTCGGCGCGGTCGGCCTGGTGGCCGGCTGGACCCCGGCCTTCGTCATCCAGCCCGCCGAAGCCGCCGCCAGCAGTTGTCCGGCGCCGGCAGGCTTTCCGGCCGGCCTCGAACTTTATCGGCGGGCGTTCCGCAACTGGTCGGGGGAAATCGCCGCCGACGACCTCTGGAGTTGCGCCCCGCGCACCAACGAAGAGGTTCTCGCGGTGGTCAACTGGGCCTGGCAGAACGGCTTCAAGGTGCGCCCGCGCGGCATGGGTCACAACTGGTCCCCGCTGCTGCTGAAAGGCGGCGAGAACTGCGAGAGCCGCATCGTGCTGGTGGAAACCAGCCGTTACCTGACCCGCGTACGGATCGACGCCCAGGGCGAGTTCGGCCTGTTCAGCGCGCAGACCGGCGTCACCATGGAAGCCCTGCTGAAACAGCTGGAGCGGGTCAAGCTCGGCTTCGTCGCCACGCCGGCGCCGGGCGACCTGACCCTCGGCGGGGTGCTCGCCATCGACGGCCACGGCACCGGCATCCCGGCGCAGGGCGAAAGCCGCCTGCCGGGGCAGAGCTACGGCTCCCTGAGCAACAGCATCGTGGCGCTGACCGCGGTGGTCTGGGACGGCGCCGCCGGACAATACGTGCTGAAGACCTTCCGCCGCGACGATCCGGCCTGCGCGCCGTTCCTCGTCCACCTCGGACGCGCCTTCATCGTCGAGGCGACCCTCCAGGCCGGGGTCAACAAGCGCATGCGCTGCCAGAGCTACGTGAACATCCCGGCGAGCGAGATGTTCGCCGCGGCCGGCAGCGGCGGAAGGACCTTCGACAGCTTCCTGCAGAAAAGCGGACGCGCCGAGGCCATCTGGTTCCCCTTCACCGACAAGCCCTGGCTGAAGGTCTGGACGCCGACCCCGCGCTGCCCGTTCGGCGCCCGCGCGGTCAACGGCCCGTTCAACTACCCCTTCTCCGACAACATTCCCAAGGCGCTGTCCGACCTGCTGGCGGCGATCAATACCGGCCACCCGGAACTCACCCCGCTGCTCGGCAAGCTGCAGTACGACCTGGTAGTGGGCGGCATGGCGCTGACCCTGGGCTACGACCTTTGGGGCTGGAGCAAGGACCTGCTGCTGTACATCAAGCCCAGCACCCTGCGCGTCACCGCCAACGGCTACGCGGTGCTGACCCGGCGTCGCGACGTGCAGCGGGTGATCAACGAGTTCTACCTGCAGTACCAGACGATGGTCGCCGCCTACCGCGCCAACGGCCACTACCCCATGAACGGCCCGGTGGAGATTCGCGTCAGCGGGCTCGACCAGCCCGGCGAGTCGATCGTTCCCGGCGCCCAGGTGCCCAGCCTGTCGGCGATCCGTCCGCGCCCCGACCAGCCGGAATGGGACACGGCGATCTGGCTGGACATCCTCAGCCTACCCGGCACTCCGCAGGCCAACGCCTTCTACCACGAGTTCGAGGCCTGGCTGTTCGACCACTTCAGCGGCGACTACGCCTCGCTGCGGGTGGAGTGGAGCAAGGGCTGGGGCTACAGCCCCACCGCCGCCTGGGCCGAGCCGACGGTGGTCGACCAGTTGGTGGCGCAGTCGCTACGCCAGGGCCTGGTCGCAGACAACGATTGGGACGCCGCGGTGCGCCAGTTGAACGAAGCCGATCCGCATCGGCTGTTCAGCTCGCCGCTGCTCGACCGGCTGATGCCATGAAATGCCGCTATGCGAGGCCGTACTGACTCGGACGAAGAGCGGTTGGCCGGAGCCGATATGAATGAGCCCTCGATACGGCGTTGACTTGTTCAACAGGTCTTATCGAGGTGTCGCACGAACCGGCCTTAATCATTCGCAAAGTTTACCCGGAGTGGCAAACCTTCATCCGCCGAATATTGAAACTCATTGTCAAACGAATTATCGAGCCCATGAAAAACCGCTAATCCTGGCAGTTCATCCCACTCTTTCGGATTAGTACCATCGAATGGCTTTCCAGACTCACGGGAAGCCTAAAGGAGATATATGAAATGAAAGAACTCAATGACATTGAAGTCACCTGCGTTTCGGGTGGAACTCTTTCCGGCATGATCGTAGGCGCCGTCGACGGCGCCGCGACGGGCATGGCAATCGGCGGGAAATGGGGCGGTGCCGGCGGCTTCGGCTTCGGCGCACTTTCCCAGTTGGTCGGCCTGGTCGTGCCAACCGCGATGGGCGCTATTGCCGGGGGCACGGTCGGTCTCTTCACCAATGCAGAGACGGCTGTCGGTTACTTGGGCCAATACCGGGAAAACTTCGGTCCCGGTGATGTAGGCCGCACCACCATCTAA